CTTGTCCACCCTCTTGATACATGGGTGATTTAGGTTGGGCAAGACCAGTTTGCATAGAAGCAGAAGCAATCAAAGCGTCCATAGCAGAGTTGCCATTATCCATTTGCTGCATAGCGCGGCCTTCATTAGTGATTTGTTGTAATACGGGTAGGTAGTCAGGAACGGCTTCTTTTGGAATAATCCATTCGCCGCCTTCTAATTCAACTGGTTGCTCATCTGCAACCATGCCGGCGACTCCGCCTTGTTCGTGTGATGGGCCTCTTACAAGGCCGTAGCTTGGAAACTTACTTGTTGGGCTTGGCATATGGTATGTGGACTCATAGCTTTTAAGTGTTTATAAACAGTTCGGTAAAGTTGGACTTTACACCTTCCTAATATAAGAAGGTAATTTTCAATAATGCAATAGGTATTTTATTAATTTCTAGCACCGGTCAACCAATTATACTTTTTAAGCCTAGGTTTTATCCCGGTCTTACGCTTAGAGTTCTTAAAGTCTTCCCTGCTTGTGGCTTGTGATTTAGGAGCTCTAGCAAAATAGTCTGCATAATAAAGCGCATCCATCAAGTCATCGTTTCTAGGCTTAGGGTGTTCAAAGAATTCGTCTACAAGCTCAGTCATATTACGTTGAATGTATAATTTTTTAGAATTAACAATAGGGCCTAGCGTTGTTTCAAGCCTATCTTCTTTTTTTATTCTATTTGGGGGTTTTACTCCTTTGAAGATACCGGGCATTAATCGTTTCTCATTAGCACTCATACGAGTGACCATATCCCTGACCATCTCTTGGGCTGCTACTGTCTCAATCGTTACCCGCTTGACTGGGGTATATTTCTTTGCTATCTCTATAATCTTAGCTGGAACGTCAAATGTGGGTATCCTTTCCCTGAAATACTCCAAGACATAACGATTACTCTTTGAATCAATACCCATTACCATAATAACTTGATAGTCTGAGGTATCCGTTGCCGTGGCTGCAAGGTCAACCCCAATGTAAATATTGATAGGAATCATCTCATCGTGCTCAACAATATAGTTAAATCCATTAATTAACTTACGTTCACCGTTGTAGTGCTGGATTCTATCTATCTTAAAAGCTGCATTAGTTATATCACGAGCATCATTCATATACTCTTGAGCAAACTTATTGACGAGACCTGCCTCAATAAACTCTTGTTTCTTATGATTTAGTTTAGATAGTGGGAATTGTTCAGGCCATAAAGCCTTTCCATCCTCAATAGCACTATGAAAGAACACATCCCACGGATACGACCTATTATCTGTCTTGGCCTTCTTGAACCCATCATAGGTCATCTGCAAGAAACTATCAAAGTGTACAATAGTACCGGCGAGCCATATCCAACCTTCGTTCCCGGGGGACTCCTCAAGTGCGGGATAAATCGTAGATACGACCCACCGTTTAATTTCATTACGCCTTTCAGGCGTTTTAGTATTCAATTCTGATTCAAAGTCGTCCAAGATGATACCAGTATAACGTACATCCACCTCGGCACGACCTCTTAACCTCTGGCTGGTACCTTTGGCTATGATTCTATCACCCTTAGGTGTAACTAAATCTTTCTCTGTCCACCGTTTCCCTACGCTACCACCGTCCATGTTACCAAAATAATACTTAATCGTCTTATTGGTCTCTAGGTGATAACGCATATATTTTAAGTGGTCAATCGCCTGACCCTGCTCTTCTGACACCCATGCAATGAAATTCTGGTCATCCTCACCAGAAAAGCATAGTTTGTGCAAGATAGCTGACTTCGATAGGATGGATTTACCAAAACCCCTAGGGAGAATAATACAGATACGCTCACCGGGTTTGGTAGAGATAAGTCTTTTGGATACGGTATAGTGACAAGCGGGAGATGCACTCTTGTGCATGAAATCTTTTGGCAAGAACGCCCTACCAAAGAATAAGAGGTCTTTGTACGATTTAGCTAATACCTCATCCCGGCGAATCATTTCTTCTGGGGGAGGTATTATATTAAACGTCTCTATTTGCGGCTTGTCTCGCTTCTCGGCGGGCTTTGTACGCTTCTCTTTTTCTTGTTTGGTTTTCAAGTGCTAGTTTTCGTTTTAAACGTTTACGGTTCTTGGCTTCTTTGTTAGGCACTACTTACCCACTTTTTTCATTGCTGTCTTGTGAGATTGAGTAAATGTCTGCCCTTTTTTCATTGATTCTACCATTACCTTTAAGTGTTTAGCGGTATGATGAGACGCATGACGACTCATTGCCGCCTGCTGTCTTTTATTCAAAGCAGTGGTGCTTACTCCCTTAACCTTAGGCATGATTACTCCTAATTAGTTTAATATTATAAATCATAGTACTCCAGCGTATTTGCTTCGGATATTGCCAACTTTTCTTATTGAGATGCATTTTCTTCAATTAGACCTGTCTCAAAGGCTTTTAGTTTATCTTTAGAGAAACCGGTGAACTCCTGTATCAATGCTACGGAGTCTGTTTTCTTTTCGGTTGTCAATAATCCTGATATCTTCATTAGGGTCTCTAAGGCTCTAAGCTTATCCCCATCCCGGGCATCTGCCTTATCTACCACCGATTTAGCGTTTTCTAGTAAATACGTCTTGGTAATCCCCAAGTCGTCCATTAATTGTTCTACTTCTTTGTTTACCAATGTTCTTATCCTCGTTTGTCTTAATAAAGCTTTTGACCGGTGTAGCGCATATCTACGGTTATTGGTCTTGTATACACCTAAGTACGCCTCTACCGGGTCTCTACCTAGTGCTATCATCTTAGCAAATAGCTTCTCCCTACTGGTAATGTACTTACTTTCCTTGTATTTGGTAAAAGTATAGATGTCTTTAGCGGGCTCTCCCTCTAATTTACAATCTTTCTTAGCGTAAGCGGTTCCCAGTAAAGTACGGACATAATCGGTATCTCCCTTGTATTTACCGCTATACATGACCGCGCGCCTTAAAATACTAAATATCTGCCCATCATCGCTAATGGCCCACTCGCCTTCTTGTGCGGTACGCCAGTCTTGGTTCACTTTTTCTTTCTTACGATGCTTTTTAAACTCTTCTTCGTTCTCGTATAAATGATAGTCCACCCCTTTGATGGTCTTAATGTACACCGGCTTAGGCCTCAGGGGTAAAATTAAAGTCGAACATATCAATGAGCATTGGAATCTCAATCTCATCAATGATGAGCAATATCTCCATCATGTACTGGTGGTCGCCTGTTTCTCTGAATTTCCTTGATAGGGATTTAAGCTTATCAATCTCAGGGGCGATGTCTAAGATAGTGTTGGATTGCATTGATTCCATGATGATATATTACTAATATAGTATTTTTTATACAAGATAAAAAAAGTACTTGACAGTAATAGGTAAAAAGGAATAAATTTCATTGTCGGTTGAGGCGAGGAATAATATTACTATAGTATTAATATATTATAATATTAATAATACTAATAATATTAATAATATTAAATACTATTAATACTATTATAGTATAATAGTAATATATTATAATATTACCCGCGATAGTAAGAATAGTACCCGCGCTGACAATCCTACCAAAACTTCCAAAAAATTTCTAAAAAATAATATTAATATGCGTGTTCTTCTTTTAATTATCGGGTACGCCCCCCCATTCGGTTTCAGGTTGAAAAAATCGGGGTTGAAAAAGTCAAGGCCAGTTCCCCTAGGTTGAAAATCTGGTGACGCGTTCCCAATTATTTCTCCTCGACAAACTAATTTATTTTAAATAAACGGGAACTTTATTTGCCCCCATATATATACAGTATAGATACTTGACAATGTGATGGCTTGGTTGCTCCGGATGTGGGGCAGGATTGAGAGGGAATAGTCCTCTTCCAAGTCTTGAGGATGTCCCAAGGGGTAGCATCCAATAACAATTATTAATCTTAACTAAAGGATAGAAAATGAAACCTATTGAAATGAATGGGGATTGTAAGTTCTTACAAGACCTAGAGATTGAGCCAAATGTCGGAGGTCATAACCCCGCTTTATGGAATTTAATTACTAGTATAAGAGATTTAAAGCTCTACACTAAAGGAATTAAACCTCATAGAAAGTGGAAGATATCACCTGTTAAAAAATACTTTGGAATGAACGGAAAGCCTGAAGTGTTTTTGCAAAAGCTCGAAACCCTCAATCAAATACTAAAGGAAAAATCATGAAAACGAAGTTAACACCAGAACAGATGGAAGAAGCTCTTAAGGTACTCTTAAAGGCTTATGTGGATATGGATGGCGAGGCGTTCTCAAAACATATATTTAACAAGATTAAACTCAGTAGAGTTAACAGAGAATATATATTAGAGAACTTTCACCGATTCCAAAAGAGTCCATCCTCACAGTTTGCTAAGTCAGACTTTGAACATAGAAAGATGATGGCAAACGGATTAATCGAGTTTTACAATAGATAATAAAAACCAGAGGGGGGCAGAAATGCCCCTCTCATAATTAAGAAAGATAATAAAATGAGTCGTAAACACTACCGCGAGGTTGCGGATATCTTAAGTAAAAGTAAAAACAAAGGGCATTGGTCATTTGAAACAGTTGTTGATGACCTCTGCATTATGTTTAAACGCGATAATCCACGCTTTGATACTAGTAAATTCAAAGAAGCGTGCGGAATCTAACTAAATAACCCGAGTGCTAGGGATCCAAGCAAAGCTTGGATTCCCTAGCCTCTTAACTCAGGTAAATAAAATGATATCAGACGCAAGAGTCGAAGTAACCTGTGATGAATGTGATGATGAAGTTATTGAAATAGACCTTGAATATGTTTATACAAGCTATAACGGTAACAGTGGTAATTACAGCCTAAGAAGGGTCGAAAAAGACCTAAACGACAGCAATTGGACAGTAGGCGAAGATGACGATGAAAAGCACTACTGTGAGTTTTGCTCACAAGAAGACGAATAATAAAACAAAGAGGCCCGGGAGAAATCCCGGGTCTTTTTTTGTGTCTAAAATTAATATTTATAGGGGCCATTCACGTAGGTAGTTCACGTAGGTATTTACAAATATAATTCACGTACGTAATAATATTTTAAAGAATAATTCACGTAGGTAGTATTTTAAAAGCTAAATTCACGTAGGTAGAGTTATTATAAGCCATTCACGTACGTAGATGTAAAATAAGCCTATTTTATAGGTATTATTCACGTACTTAGGCTAATATTATTAATATTATGTATTATATATTA